TATCTAAAATTGTAAAATTATTTTTTATACCCAAGTTTATTATATCCCACTTTTGCTTTCAATCCTCCCTTTAAATAAGTCCCATATTCTTTAGTTTTTGCTTTTATATCTTGAGCTGGAAGTAGAGTATTTTTATCTTTTACACCTCTTAAATTTTGAATAGTTTCATTTTCAGTTTTTTTAGCTTTAGAATAGTCTTTTGAGTATTGTTCTAAATCATTACTAGTATCTATAGCCCTTACTGACTTTGAGACTTTGATAGGAGCTTCCATAAGTTGTCTTGCTACAAATTTTGAATTTAGATCTATTGTAGCAAGAGTTTTATCATCATCAGGATATTTAGTTTTAAAATATTGTATTAACTCTCCAGCTTCTTTATATAATGAATAAGCTTTTATTGGGTTTGTTGCTGCTTCAGATTGTATTTCTTTTATTCTATCATATATTCTCAACTTTTCGTTAACCGTCTCTAAATCAGGTGAAAGATTTGGAGGCAGCGTAGTTGGAGAATCTTGAGTAGGTAAATTTTCAATTCTAGGTCCATCTTTTTCATCTTTAACACCAGCTATTTGATACTTTTTACTAAACCCTCCCTTTAAATAAGACTTAGCAGGAGTTTCAATCATAGTCCCTTCATACGGACCTGTTGGAATATTAGCTATCCCTGGCTGAACTGCTTTGTAAGATTCTACTACATTCCCTTGATTATCAACCTTAGTCATATCAATTGGAGCAGTTAATCCTTGTGTTGTAAAGGGTTGGCCAGGTTTAACATTAGGGAAGACCATAGATTGATCAGTCTGCCCAGCTTGATGAAATGGAATTAACCCTTGACTTTGTTCTTCAGGAGTTTGAGCAACAATTGGTTGTTGTGCTTGTCGAGCTTGTATTTGTTGAGCTCTTTGCTCTCTTTCGAAATCAGACAACACATCTACCCCTTGAGAATAAGCTTGAAAGACATCAAGTATACTCCCTGGATAACCGAGCTGTTTAGCTCTATTTAAAATTTGTCTTCTTTCGTCGTTTGTCATGACTGATTCTGACTAGCCTTTATATCTAATTCTCTTTGTTTGATTTCAAGTTCTTTTTCTTTAATCTCAAAATCTTTCATCATCTTTTCTAAAGTGACACTTGTATTTTTGTCGGACGCTTCAGCAGAAATTAAAGCTTTTTCAATTTCAAGTTGTCTGTCTTTTTCTTTATCTAAGGCAGCTTGTTGAATAGCTTGTTGTTGAACTGCAAGTTTCTGCTCTTCCATTTGACGTTCAGCCTCCTCTTGAGCTTTTTGTAGCTCTTCAGCAGCTTTTTCAGCTTGAACTATTTTGTCTTTAATTTGAGAGAAACTATCCGATGCAAATACGTCAGCTATCATAGACATTTTGGCTCCGTTCTGAACCATAGCTTGTGCTAACCCTTCGAGCTTTTGTTTCTTTTCAATATCCTTACCGGCATCTGATACGAATATTCCGTACTCTGCCTCCATATGAGTTATTGGGTCGATATCAATCTGATCAATGGAGCCATCAGGCATTACATACATAGCTTTTTTACCATTTAACCATGCTTCTTTGGAGTAATCCAAAAGGCCTTGGAGTTCTCTTTGCTCGAAGTGTGAGAACTTTCTGAATAAATCTTCAGTAATATGCGAAGATTGTACAATGCTTTGCTGAGCTGTTGCTTTTCCTTCATGGACTCCCATTTCTCCTTGTCTCTGCCTGGTCACTCCACTAAGTTTTTCCCACTCAATCATTATTGACTCAAGAAGTGTTAAGTACTGAGAGATGGTCTTAATAGACATGTCAAGTACTGATTGGTGTTGAGGAGATAATTGAACTCCTTCTTTATTGTAATCTACCCATGCAATACCGGTGCCCTCTACATAGTACATAAACTTATCCATATCCCAATTCTTAGGGATCATGTTAATATCAAACTGAGCAATAATATCTTTACTTCTAGCTATGGCCAGTTCAAGACGGTATTTATAAATATTGTAGTTTAATTGATAGGGAATACCTTGGCTAACCAATGAGATATTTTGTGAGTTAATATCTGAGTATTTCCGTCCATTTATTGGGAGTTTGCAAATTGAAGGATTATCCAGGCTATGTCTTTGATTAGTAATAGGACGAATATTAATATAGACATCTCTGTCTATTCTAGTCCCCTCCCAAACTTCATTAACCCATTCCCATTCTAATTTAGCTCCTAGTTCTCTTAACTCTGGAGTTAATTTATATGGATCCTCAACTTCAAAAGTTTCTGGCATTCCAGTATTTGGGTCAATGTAAGTTACAAACCCGATACGTTTCCTGGATTTCCAATAAACTGTTACTACCTCAATTAATCTATTTCTATAAATATTGTCATCTGAACCTGTAGCTTCTGCTCTGTAAAGAAGATAAGCCTCTGCTGCCGTATGCTTAGGGTTTTCAAGTTCTAATACTTGCTCTTCACTTAAATACTCCCCATAAGCATCAACTATTGACGATGCATGTGAGAATTTACGAATAATAGCCCAGTCTGCATCTTCAACAAAATCAATATCCGGATCTTTATCGTAGTCCACATCCAATGGGTTAACTACTTCATAAAACGGTTCGCTTCTTCGTATTCCTCTATGTGAATAACACTCACCTGCTACTAAAAAATGGAACCATTGTTTCTGCAATTTATCATACATCTCATTAAAGTACATGATGTAGTTAATGGCAGCTTGCCCCTTAATAGCTCTTGAGTCTACATAGTTTCTGTTAAACTCCTCAGCTATTTGTTTAGGGAGGGGCACTTCTTCAACTGGGGCATCTACATTTTGACTTTTAGCTAGCTCAGCTAAAAATTGCATCCTGATATTATTATGAATAGCTTGCTTAAGTGCCTCTTCTTTCAAGCTAACTGAATCAGAATTTTGTACAGTTACTGTGTAGTCTAAGCTACGTTTTGATTTCTCCCCTAATAGTAAGTCTACTATAGGCTTGATAATGTTATAGTTACGAAGTTTAGATGGGAAGTTAGATCGTGTCTTACCATAAGGTTTTAAAACATAATTGTAATCTTCTTCATCGATTACCCCGTTATAGTAATCATATAGTGACTTTAGGTAACTCCTACGTTCACTTAACCCAAATTTAGATAGGTTAATAAATGCATCTACGCATTCTTTCCCCCATTTCTCATCTTTCTGAGAACGAGGTAATCTTTGCTTTGGAATTGAGGCTTGTCCGAACATTACTACAAAATTACTTTTCTTTTACGAATGGTTAGTACTATTTTTTATTTATGGTTAGGTTTTAATATATCACATTACTTATAATTTCTATCAAACCAATCATTCTGTGAGTTGTCATTTTCTGGATAATAAATTTGAGAGTTGTACTTCTCTTTCATGTGGTACATTCCTACCATTAAGGCCATTACTCGGTCAAAGTTCCCCTTCTTATTAAACTTCATTAACTCTTGAAGTAAAGCTGGGTCATAAATCTTATGCAAATTTAAGGTATAAACTTCATCTTCGTCTTGGCCACGGCTATTAACTAGCCAGTCTCTTATATATATCTCTCCCTGATTTTTACGTTCAGTGGTCATGTGCATACCATACTGTCGTTTAACCTTTTTACTTCTAAGGTCTTTTTTATCCAGCATCTCAAATTCTTCCTGAAGAAGATGTAGCTTACGGAATCGTTTAGCATAGGCTATTACTTCTCCTCGGTCATTCTCAAAACCAATTTTAGCATTATAGTATTCTGCCAGCATAAACAGGTTTCGGTTGTAATCATCTTGAGTTTGAGGTCTTCCTACATATGAAGCTACGATTATATCGTCTGGCCGACTTAAGTTATTAGGGAGCTTAATTACATAAGTTGCCCCTAAAGAAACTCCGTCTGTACTAGCCCCATGAGCATACGGGTCATGACAGATGATATACATGTTTGCAGGAGTTTTATCTTGCTGGTCCTTATATGGAGGCTCATATATAACTACTGCCCCAGTTAAATCATCATCTTTTCTGTGAGGAAATTTAGATATTGTCTTTAAATTAGCATTAGGTTTAAAGTCAGATTTACCTTGGGTATTGTAATACATTTCCCCAACTACTCCGATTTTTTGAAGATCGTTGGCTATTACTTTATTGTACTGCTCTTTTAACGATGTTATGTCGAACATGTTAGCAGTAACTTGTAAGGTAGCTTCTCTAGGATTAAATGGGTGTTCAGCTATATACTGGTCAAATGCTTTAGCATCATTCCCTTTCTTTTTAAGTTCTCGTTGGCTTTCTTCATATTCAACAGCTTGCTCAATTAAGCTATTCCCATCCACATCCATAAACCCGTCAAGGTTTTTATAAATTGGGACAAAGAATCCACACTGAGTTCCAAACGAGCCCTCATCCCAGTCGTTATCAAATGGCATGCAGTTGTATGCTTCGGGGTGGTAGAATAACTCTTCCAACCCTTCAAATCCTTCCCCTTCTTCACCACCTGTTCCAAATGCTACCATTACCCCAAGTGTTTTAGAACCTTGTTTCATTGTAGGCATTGCTACTTCCCAGGCCTTTAAAAGTCCAGAGAAAGAACCGGATTCTTCGAAAAAGATCAACTCCCCTGCTTTACCACGGACTTTATCCGGATTATCTTTCAAACTTACCCCAATGATTTGACTCTTTAATCCTAGAGTTACATCGGCACCGTTTACTTTCTTTTTATACCCGGCTTGTTTGTGCAATTCTCTATCGATTAATCGTGGCTGAGTCCATGCTGTATGATCATCAATGAATGAGATAAAGTCCCAAGTCTTAGATAATATTCCATCCCCTGTTAAGTACTGCTTATCTGAAGCAAACACAAAGTTTTTAGAATTTCGTAAATGGAAATAGTTCCTAGCCATCATAGATCCGGCTTTGTACGAGTAACCTTTACGTCGTGCTTTCAGTACAGTTAAGTGTTTGTTTGATTTTCTGCAATTATCCATTGCATGAAAGAACTCATAATCCCCATCATAAAATGCAGGGAATGTTCTTTCACGAACAGCTATAACCGTACCGTCATCTAACTCTTGGTCAATAGCCCTGTCAATTGGACAATAGTTTAAGTAGAAGTAGTGGTAACCAGTTATTTTTACCCCATTTACTTCATACCCTTGAAGACATCTTGCTTTTTCTTCATCCCAAAAGTCATAGTATGTTTTAGTGCCGGGTAAATGTTCACAATAATACCCGTGCTTTAAAAAATAAGTAGCTGCTGGACTAAATAAATGCGTGTCTTTAAACATAAAACTTTATTTACAATGCTCGATTGATTGCTTCAATTATAGATACTACTGTCGCTTTTGTTATAAATTCTTGACTGGACGATATAATTATCGTAAGCTCTGGTTTATCAGGGTGAGGAAGTAAGCAGTCTATTGTATAGAAATAAGCAATTATTTCTTCTCCTTCTACTTCGGGGACAGGCAATCCAAGCTCTTGTGCTAGATGTCTTGATTCGGCTTCCTCTTTAGTCATTTCTAAAATAGTAATTTCAATTGGTTTTTTTAGCATATGCTTTATTTGTTATGTGTTGTATTTTGATGATTCTACACCGCCACGGTTAATGCTAGTTTTAGATTGCTCTTTTTTAACAAGGTCCTCTAAGTCATTTAATCCGTCAACTACTTCCCCAATCTGTTTTAGATTAGCAATAAGATCTTTAGCTGTGTACATTAGTTTCCCATTATCGTCAGTTAAAGTTAAGTCTACCTCATTAAAGTATCTTTTTAACTTTTGAACTGATTCTCTAGCAGCTTTTAATAATCCAACTGCATGTGTTTCAGACAATTCGTTGTATTTTAAAATTGCTGCCTTTAGTTTTGGGGAAGCTGTAACCCCAAATTCTTTATCTAAAGTTTTCTTCCTCTCTTCTAATTCGTAAAAGGCATATGGAGATCTATGGTCACAGAGAAAATAAACATATGCCAATTCTTTAGTGCTAAGTTTAGC